GTTATAATGGAGGAAATCAACGAGCCTCCAAAGCATATTGAAGGGCTTGCAAATCTTATGAAGAGGAAACTCCCATGACTGATTTTGAGTATCGAAAAACACTGCTGGTTGGTGTGATTATTGGCGCATCAATCGCCATACTTGCTTTTTATATGCTAAAACCAGAACCACCGACCCACACAACCCCACCCAAATCAAATTTTGCTGTAGTGGATACATATAAAGGATGCGATGTAGTCCAGTGGACTGACGGTATGCAAGCTGAATATAAGTATTTCTTGGACTGTACTGATAGTACGAGGAACAAATGACTGATGCTGAGCGCGCAAAAGTGGCCGAGAAGTTAGAAGTGTTGAAGAAGAAAAACTTTGAATCAGTTGCTATTGCCTGCATGGCCGAATACAGCAGAGCATATGGCAAAATGCCAGAAGATGAGAGTTGGATGTTTATGGAGGCCGAGTATTATGCTACTGGTGAAGGGCAAACTGTTTGCCTACAGATGACACAAGCAAATCCTAGTGGTGGTGATAATGGTGATTTTGATAGAACTCTACCATACCCAGACAACTACACTCCAATAAACACAAAACAATATCGTGCTGTGAGGGGGTTTCATAAACTCTTTGGAACTTGGCACCTGCACGGGCTTCGTTTCCACTCCCGTGAGGCATTCTTCACGAGATATGCTAACCAACTCCCCCCATCTCTAGTAAAACTTAAAGACGCGCAATGCTTTCTTGAGTACCACTCTGAGTTACATTACAACTTCGGCTAAGAACCTATGGACTTTTCTCATGCTCAAAACTTAATAGACCACAGCATTAAGCACACCCTCCGCCCTCGGATAAGGGACCGAATCGTAGTGCTTCAAGCAGCTCTTCAATACATAGTAGATAATTTTAGTTACTACTCAGCGGGAGAAGTTATAATCAACACCAAAGAACTCGAGGATGTTATATCTGAATTAGAGGAGATTCAAGAATGATAAAATTTTGCAAAAACTGTAAATACTACAAAACCCCACCGTTTTACACCCAGCCAATCCTAAATGAATGTACTAATCCAAAAATCTCTAAAGAGACCAGTACGATTACCGGAAAAACGTACCCATATGAGAAGAGTTGTTGGTATCTTCGCAAAGTCTATGGAGAATGCGGAGTAAATGGTAAGCTCTTTGAGCCTAAAGAACATACTTCAATGTTTTCTTGGTTATGGAAAGCCCTTCTGCTATGTGAGTAGCAAGAGCCCACTTGACAAACTGGCCCCTCTATGGCCAAATACCACCCTCCCTGTGGTATAATTAGTAACAGAGGGACGTAGACCTACTTCCCTCTTATAAGTGTTTAAAGTTTAATTCAAGTGTTTTTCAATCCGGGTTTTCTCGTGTATTGCCGGGCACTTGTTATACCATCTCTATTTCATCTATAAACAATTGCAGATTGCAAAGATGACCCTGGAGTGTTATATTCTCTATCTCGGAGCTTATGAAAAAAATTATTGTTGCCCTGGGCCTTGCTGCTCTCTCCATTCTTCCTGCACCTGCACATGCGGGGAGTCAATGTGGAGGGGCTAGCTACTACGGTTTGGGGGACGGATATCAAGGTGGAACTACCGCATCTGGTCGTAGATTCGACACCTGGTCGAATCAAGCAGCGCATAAATGGCTACCCTTTGGGACAGTTGTAACAGTGACTGCTAATGGCCGTAGTACGAAAGCAGTGATTACTGACCGCGGACCATTCGTCGGTGGAAGGATCATTGATTTATCGGCGAAGTCCTTTAGCGACTTGGGGTCATTATCCCGTGGAGTACACGACGTGTGTATTAGCTGGGGATAAAAAGACTACAACAACAGAATACAAAGAGGGGCCCCAAGCATTGCGCTGGGGCTTTTCTAGTATAGATCAGACCTCTAGAGTAGATTTAAGCAGGTAGCATGTAGTGTTGCTATCGGTTAAGAACCCTTCGATGATATTAACAAACCCAAATTGGTTCTCTTGTTCTGCTAAGTCTCTAATTAGCTCGAGATCAGCCTTGTATTTAAGGCAGAGCGTAAGCAACCACTCAGCCAAATCAGCCCCAGTAGACCATTCAAAATCCGGTACTTGGTTGAATACGTGTGCTGGGATTTCAATCCCAAGCCCTCTTGCCTGCTCAGCGAGAACATCTGTTTGCTCATCCAGTATCTCATATACCTTCCCGAATAACAAATGGAGCTGGTAGAAGTCTTTTCCAACTACATTCCAGTGAGAAAGCTGGGCTGCTCCTTTAAATCCCAAATGAGAAGCAAAAACTGAATAAAATAAGGAATTCATGTGAGTTCGCCGTAGGCTGGATTGGTACTAACGTAAAGATCCTGGCGGATAGAAGTTTCCGGCTCTGAGTTAGGAACTGTGCCGGTACTATTTCTCCACAACTGTGAGTCTATATTCAACTTAAACCAAGAAGGGTAGGGTTCGCTATGGTCTTTGTAGCATTTCCACACTTTCTGTAAAGTTCCTGTTACTGTTTTACTATTATCCACCACCCTTACCCCTAGGCTATTAAATGAGAGTGCAATGCGAGGAATAAACCTATAAGTCGCAGTGCCATCTAACCCTGAGCCGCATACAATTTCAAGATTATCAGATATTTCTCGCTTGCACCTGTCATCCTCAACGAGGTATTCTTCAAAGGCCCCGGGGCTAATGCTTCTACGCCAAATGGCAATTCCGGTATTCTTGCCGTCGGGAGAGAGTAAGCAACTACGTTGTGGCAAAAAGTCCCCTAGAGAAATAGGATCGAATGCTGCGCAAGGCTGAGAATAAAACCTTCCATCTGCGAGATTAACCTGGATTATAAAGGACATCTCGTATATAAACTGAGAAGCCTCGGTTACTTGAACAAATCTACCGCTCCCTGGCTCGAAGCCTGTCTGAAACTCCAATCCTGGAATGTTAGGCACCCAGCCAGTTATTGAGTCATATACCATGTCCATGAGCGGAAGCGCAAAGCTATGCCCTTCTCTCTGCGTTTGCTTCTGAATAATAGTAACAGAATAGTTAAGCGATCTTGTTCTTACGGTTGGGATATATGCGCCTTTATTTGTGTTGGCAGAGCTCTCACTTGAGTAGCTAACAATAATCATAGCTTGCTCGGCCATTCTTCCAGAATCGTCTAGTTCTTCCGCAAGGCGGATCACCACCGCGCTCTGCCCTAAGACCTCATGGATTCTTTTATGGAGCTGGTTCTCGATCTCTAATAGCACAGTTACCAAACCCCTCCACTAATAAAGCTCTGAAGCTCCCAGTTTCCTGTTAAATGGTTGTAGAGAAGAGCGTCTCCAGGACTTACGCTTCTTGTAAAATTTACGTCGGCTAGGTCCTGAAGCTTCCTTGAGGCCTCAAGAGCAATGATGTACTGGCGCAAAGTAGCCGCATCTTGCTTATATTCTGCCCCGTCGGGAAATACTCCCACCCTACTTCCTGTTCTTCCATAAGAAGGACCGTAGTAGCAGTTGTTTCCTGCCCCATCAAGGAGCAAAAAAGCTGAACCGTCGGCCGGCCCCGGATCCCAGGGAGAATATCCCCACGGTTGATTTGACATATTAATTTATTAAACTAATCTACTTTAAACTATAACGTCTTTTCTGAGCTTCAGACATTTTACGCTTAGTTTCTTCAGAATGACTTCTACCCTTTCCAGCCTCGGATAATTTTTGTCTGGTTTCTTCAGAAAGTACTCTACCTTTTTGCGCTTCAGATAGCTTTTGTTTAGTATTTTCGGAATGAGTCTTGCCAAAAAATGGATTGTTATCCCCAACAAGTTTTTTCCCGATCTCAGATAGTTTTTTTCTGGTTTCTTCAGAGTGAGTTTTACCTAGCATGGGACTATTTTTTCCGGATATTTTTTCTCGTGTTTGTACAGAGCGAATTATACCTGTTGGATCAAAATAAAATTTTGCTGATGTTTGCTTAGAACGATTAGCAAAATGTGGGTTAATATCAACTTCGTAGAAATTGTGTAATTTTACTTCATCTATAATAGCGTCTCCCCTAGAGTTATACGTTTGAAGAATTATTTTTTGAGTTGGTTTAAAAGTTTTATCGCTAAAACTTCCAAAATACTTTATATCCTCACTGGGTAAGCATTTACATCCCCTTGAACCAATATATCCGCGTCCCCACTTCTCGTACGAATAATAGACGTAAAAATACTTTTTTATTTCGTACGGTTGATTACTCATGGTTAGAAAGTGTTGCCTTCTTGGAGGCCATTGTAGTTGTCAAAAGTGCCATCGGCGCTCTGGGTGGGGTTAGTAGCGATTACGGTATCTCCGTCTTCAGGATCGGCAGCGGCCTGAGTATTTGAGAAGGACGCTAAGCCTCTTGTGGTTTCTAAGGTGTCGAAGAGTTCATTTGTCTCCAGAGCCGACTCCGGCATCGCTGTATCGATTTGCATAGAGCTGGGAGATAGGGCCTCTGAGCTCCCCCTGGGGGCTGTGAGGGCTTCTTTGCGAGGGAACGGCCACCATCGACTATTTCCTCCTTCGCGGAGAACCCACCTCGAGGTAGAGGGTTCGGTGAAGCTCCGGCCTCTGGCATAAGAGCTCTTTGTCATCGTACATCCGCTACTCCAATATCTATATGCTTCTTGCCATTTAAGCCCGCTGGTCGGAGACGCTTTTGCGGCCCAAAGTTCCAATTGCTGAAGGCATTTTTCCGCTGCATCTACAACTTGAGTACGAGGCCTAAGAGTATCTAAGTACCATCTTGCTAAGATGGCCTGAGTTCGGCGATATGACCCAGCGATAAGAATCTTGCCTTGTGGCGGCGCTGTAGTAATATAATTATTGATTAGGGTTGCGGCGTCATTTAACGCAATTTGAATCTTACCGGCGTTTATGCTATTTTTAGTAGGATCGTCTATAGATCCTAACTCTAGGGCCTCTTGGTAGCCAAATATCTCGATAAAATAAGCAACCGTTGCAGGGTTACAATTATCAGCAATACCAAAGCTATCTGGGAATGGAACCTGGGGCATAATAAACGCCTATCAGTAATGTACTTTAAACCAAATGGCCCATTGGGTAATAAAAAAGAGGCCCGAAGGCCTCTAGTTATCGGTTAGGTGAACTAAGCTAAGTTAAGCTCAAGCACCAACTGGGTTGGTGAAAATAAATCCGCTTCCGCACTTGCCGTTTTCTCCCATGCCTACGAGCTCGAAGCTGCGCTCGACAAGAATATCACCGGTGAATACTCTGCGCTCAATGTTGAAACGCTCAGGAGTGGAGATAGGATAACCGCTCAGAGTATAGGTGTAGGCAAAAGCAGGGTTACCATAGTTGGCGTCCAGAGCTGGCATAAAGCCATCAGTGGAGGCTGAAGGATGGTAGAATAGGATCGCTGTGTTATTATAGATATTTTCTAGAGCCCCAGTGGACTGATTTAGTTTCAGTCTACGAGCAACACGGATTTCATCAAGGCCGAAGATCTGAGCCAGAGTCTTCTCATCGACAAGCACACCACGCTGCATGAAGTCACGAATGCGCTTGTTACGCTTGAGAGCGTTAAAAGCATCAGGTGAAATCACCATTTTGTTGGGGTACACACCAATCTGGCTACGTACCTGCTCTTTGGCGTCATCCATTAGCACTTCTACGTCAGCAGTAGGGCTATTGAATTGATCCGCGCCGCCATTATAGGTGGCGAGGTTGAGTACGTTGCCAGTTTCATAGTCAGCGGTGTTGGTTACGCCAGCGGCAACCTGAACCTCCCAAGACTGCATTAGGCGATTAGCGGCGTCCTTAGCAGCAAATTGACGAAGGTCAATCTGAGCGGCTCCGTTCTTGGCCTCAGCAGCTACCTCTTCGGCAATTTCCCAGCTAATTGCTTCTTGACGAAGAGCAAATGAGCGAGTTCCGAATTGGTTTTGGATTTTCTGGATATTGGTTCCAGGGGCACGGAGGAAGGACTGAGCAGCAAAAGCCTCCTTGCCAAATACTAGTGTACGACCGGCGCGAGTATTCATAGATACCGCAGGAGCGAAGAAGGTGGATACACCTTCAGCGTTTTTATATCCCTGAGCCAGTTGGGTAAGAATCGGATCTATGATCCGAACTTGATCAAGATTCATCATGGTAGTTTTTCTCCTTTAGTATTTATCAGGCGCCAGCTTCGTTACCAAGCTTAACACGGATGTACTGGCCAGCAGTTGTGGCAGCAGAGGTGTCAAGCGCGCGGCCCAGGATTATTCCCGCACCGGCAGTTTTGGTAGCTTTTCCAGCGGTTGTTGAGTAAACGGCGTCGTCAACAGCAAAAGCGGCAGCAGATGCGTCCACTGCAACGATAACGATACCGGACGTAACGATAGAAGCCAAGCCTTGATAGGGGAAAACGCCAGGCTTATAAGGCGTAGTGGAAGGATTAAGTTGTCCTTCATAGACAAGAGTAGAACCGTCATTTACCTGGTAGCCATTGGCGTTTAGCTGACCTTGGCCGTAAATGCGGTATACATTAATACCAGCGGCATAGCCACCGGCAACTGGATATGCGCCGTCGCGCTTGATGAAACGATGACCTTCAACTCCAGCGGCGAGGTTTGTGGCGTCGGTGACGGTCACAGTCTCAACGTACTGGTGGTCAAAGGACATATAACGTGGATCGGTTGCCATGTGTTAAATCTCCTTATGAGTTAGATAGAACAGCCTTTAGGGCTACGGTGTATTCAACGCCTTTCTGCTCAGCATATTCCAGCGTTTGGGCATGGAGATCTGCTGTGGAAGGATCGTATACGTACCCGTCTACCAAAGGTGTGGGTTGCTTTCTGCTCTTGGGAGCAGAGGTGGGCGTTGCGAATTCTTCAAAACTCACCATAGAAGGCAAGCTTCCAAGGATTCCTTTAAAGAAGTCAAATTGAGAAGCTTTACCGGCTTCAGAAAAATTAACCGAGTTTTTATTATTGAGAGTTTCCATAAATCTCACCAGGTCGGTCTTAGAGACGATCTGCTGAGTTAGTTTACCCTCGCCGTAGAGAACTTCACAGAAATCAGAGATTTCTTTTTCTCTCATCAGCTTCTTTTGCCTAGCAAGTTCGTCTTCTAATTCGGCTACCCGGGCTTGAAGATTCTTCTGTCCCCGAACTCCCATAGCGTCTTCGCTATGATCCAGAGTTCTTGTAGCCTCTTTTAGAGCTCCTTTGCTCTTTTTCTTTTTGTCGTCGTCCTCGTCTTCTTCGTAGCTCTTACATCCTTCGCCCATATCCTCCTTATCCTTCTCCTCGTCCTCGTCTTCTTCGTAGCTCTTACATCCCTCACCCATATCTTCCTTGTCCTCCTCCTCGTCCTCTTCCTTCTCTGCGTAGACCGGAGCGCTTTTTACTTCTTCACAAGAAGGGTCCCCTGCGCCCTTAACTTCCTCACCCATGTCTTCATGCTCTTCATACTCATCCTTTTTTTCTTTACTTACTTTTTTAGAACCTTTTTCTTTTTTAGCTTCCATCGCTTTTTTAAGTCCTTCGGGCATTTCGCCATAAGACATTCCCTTTTCTTCCATCATGGAAGCAGCATCAGTTTTAAGAGCTAGAGCTTTGATAAGCTCGTCTATTTCATATTCAGAAGCGAGTTTAGCGATCTTTTGATCACCATCTTCCATGTCACCAGAGACATCCTCTGTTTCCATTTCCATGCTAGGCTCGTCTTCCCCTTCTTCTTCCGAAGGCTCTTCAGGAGAGGCAGTAGGGTCAGTTGCCATGTCTTCATCAGGAGGAGGAGTAGAGGGATCGCTTTCGTCATCGCTATCTTCCTCCAGTCCCAGATCATCAGCCATGGACATGTCAGGAACCTCAGGTTCCATTTCTGTTTCCATGCCGTAGTCCATGTCGTAGTCGGCAGGGGCTCCAGTCTCTGAGATTTGGTTGCCGTTATCGTCGTATACATTGGCCTTGGCTTTATCGCCTCCGCCAATATTAATATTGACGGTCATCCCCCCACCTTCAGCGTGTTCAACGACCGAAGTGGCCAAAGCGAGAGTTTCTGGTTTGGTTTTTTTCCTAGCCATAGTGTGATTTGTTCCTAAGGGTTCTTTAAACGAAATAGAAGACTCCCCTTTTTTTGGGGTAATTGTAACTGTTGATTGCTCAATTTCTTCTGAAAAAGCAGTGAGGCCTTTAACTGCCGGAATAGAAACTAACCCAAGATGCCGCAAGGATAATTTTCCTGGCGTTGGATTAGTTTCCGCCTCCGGTAAATAGAATGAACTACTTACTTTTTTAAACACTCCATCTTTGATGAGCTGCTCGGCTTTAGGAGTAAGTTCTACCTTACCCCAAAGCTCTTTGCCCTTTCTCCACATCTTACGCACCCAGCCAAGTGCAGGAGTATCATCTTGCTGGTCATGGCCTATAATCAATGGTGCCTCATGGTGCCCCGGGTCGTATGATCCGATTACCTGATCGAGGTCATTTTCTGTAAAAACCAGCTCTTGGCCCGTAGAAGAGATCTGCGGGCCGGCCCTGAACATCTCGATAAAAACAACCTTTTTAGGTTTTTGAGCCGAGAGAGGTTCTTTGTGATTGAGTGCGTAATCTTTCATTTATTAAATAACTGAGCTAGTGCCCAGAAGATAGCTGAATCTTTCTTCATTTCTGGAGAAGGAGTCGCTTAGTTGAGCAACTTGCCCTGCTGGAGTTCTAACAATGGTTATAAGTAGGCGTTCTAGAGTTGGGCTAGTTGCCACATATACATCAAGCCGAACTGATCCATTTTCTAGATCAACAGCATTGTTATTTGCAGCTGAGCAAACAACAAGATACGCTTGCTCAGGCCTAGCACCAAACAACGCTCCTTGACGGAAGAACTGGCCTAGTATCTGAGAAGCAATAGACTTCACTCGAGCGTACACTGTACCCGCCGAATCAATCTGCTCGAAAAGAATATCATCAAAACTCCGGCCCATAACATCGATAAGGACGTTTAAAATAGCCCGAGTGTTAACAAACTTAAAGAGAGGGTTGGGGGAAAGTGTTCTGGCGCCCCAAGCAACGATTCCGCGGTTAGGCAGAGAGCGGATGGGGTTGAGTCCAAGCGCGTATGTCACTTCTTGTTGTTGAGCAGAGATCTCAAACTTGAGCCCCACTGCTCCTCTGAGCGGGTAACGAGCACCAGCTGGAGGCTGTTGGAAGCCTTCGTTGACGTATCTTGAGCAGGCAATGCCAGCTACATAGCTTGAAGCAGCAATGTAACGGTCGTCCAGGTTCTTGATGTATGGGGCGTAGTATGCCGCATGGCCAAAAGGCACTCCGGCTGTTGCCTTAATACCATCGAGCTCGTCTTGTACTTGGCTCAAGGAAGTCTCATCTGCGCCACAGTCAATAAGAGCAATGTGCTGTGTCCCAGCAATTCCCTCTGTCGGACCAAGCTTGCCCTCAGCAGCTTTGATTAAAGTCTGAGTGATTTTTAATCTTTCGCGACGAGCTTCGGCCTTACTAGCAAAGTCACCCGCCCCTACTTCATATGAAAGAACTTTATATGCCTCAGGAGCAAAAAGAAAGCCCGGAGAAAGTACTCTAGAGTCTAGTCCCTGCTCGATTGAGTAGACAAAGTCATTAGCCTTTGCCGTCGCGGTTAGCTTGTAAGACTCATAGCCGGGGTTTTGGCTAGTAGACACGAGTTTAATAACGTTTCCGTCTGCTACACCGAATCTATTCTCTCCAGGATTCACCGGAGAGGAAACACCGTTGTTCGAGGTGATCTTCAACCGAAGAACATAATCATGAGAGTAGAACCCGTTAGGAATGGATTTATCCAGCGAAGCAGAAGCTCCAGCTGCGATAGTAATATTGTTAGGAGTTACCACAGCGGCAGTGGCCGAGCTAACAGAAACAACAGTAAATCGTACTCCGTTTGTAACGATGATATCTCCAGGAGCTACTTGAGTGAGGAAAGCGGTTCCAGTTCCTGTTACAGTTCCGCCGGAAATAGCCACTGTGCCGGTGAGGGCGATATCGGCGAGTTCTGGGCGGATGTATGGTGCACCGGCTACAGATGTAAGCAACGAAGGCTGATGGCCATTATTAGGAACAAAAGTTGTACCGGATACATTAGACCCAGAGGCCACAGCCTCTACGTTATAGTATCCATCCAATTCCTTTTCTTCTAAAATAGTATTAATTTCGGTTACTAAAGCCGCGGTGAGTTGTTCTGGAGTAGCACCATTGATGATGATCGCGCGGTCTTCACCGGCAACATTTACGTAGAATACTTGCACGGAGTCGGGTAGGAATCCTGTACGAGTTGTAATTCCACCGGAGGTTGCGATCGTTCCACTAGGAACTGAGTCTACTCCTCCACTTTGAATCTCTGCGAAAGTCGTAGTAGCAAGATCATATCTCCAGTAAGAAGCATCGGCATCTGCCCACTTGAGGTGAGCGGCGGCACCTGATGTTATGTCTTTAGAGAGCGCTACAATCTTATCATCGGGAATAGCGGATGCTAAAGCATACACATTTTGATCGATGAGAAAGTCTTTGATTATGAGTGACTGATTAGCTGCTGGACTGTAGGCAATTTTGCGAACAGTAACATCAGCGCCGGGGGCTCCAGTAAAGTTAATAAAAGTGCCACCGGAGGTTGTAGCGAGTTGAATTGCATCACCCGTCTTATTCACCACAAAGTACACTGTGTTAAAACTCAAGGTAGCAAGAGTTCCAATCAAAGTGCCTTCAAGCACGACTCTGTCCGTGTTGACAAGACCCGTCGAGGAGTTTAATGTGATAGTGTCGGCAGTGGCATTAAAATTAGCCGCAATAGCCGTAAAAGGTGTTGATTTAGCAAGCAAGAAATTGCTTACAGAACTACCAGATACATGGAGAATAGGCTGGCCAGTTGCAATTTCCCTTGACACGCAGCGGAAGTTCAGTTCCTTCACCGACGCATAGGACTTAACAACAACTTGGTTGTTAATAGATACCGACGCAGCGTAAGTAGTATCGCTAAACTGATAAGCAAAGAATCTGTTTACTGTGGGAAGGCTTCTAGTATCTCTTGAGAAGATTCTAAATTTACCGGCTAAAGCCTCGGTAGCATCCTGCTCGATGCGATAATAATCAGAAAAACCATCGCCACCTCCTAAAGCCCCTGAGGCATTTGCTAAAAAAGCATAGAGGTCACGGGCGTTGTCAACCTGATCAAGAGCGGTAGTAGTGATTACGCGAATATCATCGCCATCTGCATCATTTACTCCAATAGACGTTCCGTAATACCTACCATTTACCTTTAGGGCAAAAGCATTGTACCCGGCCCCAGCAGACGAAGCTGCCAGATCGATTACTGTTTCTGGAGTAGGAGATACGCGGGTGTAGTAAAGAATACCATTTACACCAACATTATCAAAAAAAGCTTTAACGGCATCATAAGATGCCAAGGCGCCCTTATTCCCTGTAGGAATACTTCCTCCGACTTTAGTAACAAAATCCGCTACAGATCCAATCTGAGTAGGTTTGTAAGGCTCGAGAAGAGAGTACGCGTCTAAGGCATCGGCGCCATAATAATCTTCGGTTGGGGTCGTACCGAAAAGATACCCAACAGCATGAGTGGCAAGAGGCTGAGGTAACCCACCGGTAGACGATTGAGTTACGAAAACACCGGGCCGATTCAATGTCGCAGCATTGATTCTAATTGGATTGGCCATAGGGAAATTGAAGACACTATATCTTTCATTACTACCCTTAAACAAACGGTGGTTTTAAACTTGTTTAGTCTATTACGTCTATTTTATAAAGTTGGAAGAGTTCGTTCATTAGCCAGTCTGAGCATGAGGCCGTACCACACCTTTTAAACTCTAGGATTTTTATTGCTTTTCTAAGAATTTTATTAAAATCCGCAGTGTCTACGTACCTGGCATTTACACGGATGAAAAGCTTTAGCTCCGTTAGGTCTTGATCGAGGCATATTGAGCAAAGTATCAATATCAAATGTAGTTTTTGTGAGTCTGTCATTGTGAGCTTTTATTCATGGACTCTATGGCATCGTGGTGGATATGCGCCATGGCTATGAACATACTCATAGGCACTTGTTCCATATCGAGAACTCCGGCAAAAGACCCATTCTGAATGCCATAGCATTGCCTAAGCCACTGATGTTTGGACATGTAGTTGCACAGAATATTCTCCTTTACTTTTTCAAAAATCTCGATAAGAGTACGCTGAGGGAGGTTTTTAAAGTCCGCTTTTTTTGTACAAAGTCTCGATAAAATATCTACAACCTGCTCGAGAGTTATTAGACTTTCTTTCTCCTCCTCTACGTCAATTATCTTATCTAAAAACTCAAGATCGGAGCCTACTATATCCCTAAAAGAAACTTCACGATTCTTGCAGTCAATTACACTAACTGTGTAATCGTGGTTTCTTCTAATAGATAGAGACATTAATCTTCCGTGTCGTCCACACCCAGCAGATCATTAATAGCCCCACCGAGTTTTTTAAGCTGGCGAGCCGTGAGCCTCTTAGCATCTTTTAGTGACAAGCGCCTTCTTCCTTCCTCGGGGGTATGAAGAATGCAAATGGTTTGTAGAGTTGCTTCAACTTCAGAAATGTTTTTATTATCAGAGATTTTAGAAATCTCAATAAGATCATTAGCAGAGGGTTCTTTGAGAGTCAAAAACTTGCCCGGAGAGACTTCAACAGAGATGACTTCCGGCTCACCAAAGTCAAAAAAGTCGTCGTCGTCCATTTGAGAAGAAGAGGCCATCGAGGCTTCTCTTGACATTTTGCTTATAGCCGCCATAGCTCGTTTATATAGTGTCCCATTCTTTAAACCCTTTTTTGTTTAAATTACTAATAAGCAGGATGTAAACCATGGCTGTTAATAAGAACCCGTATCAGGCTTGGCAAGACCACCAGGCCAGCTCTGACTACAGAAGCACAGACACACAACTCTCGTCTTTAGTCCGCCAGCAACTCTCCCAACAAAGCTACCTTACCACCTCGAACAGAGTAAATCCAGGGCCGCAAAGAAATACCCGCGCAGCCCAAGCTACTTTGGCCTCTCAACTCCCCCATCCGCTTGGCTCAGAAGACTTGTGGGGGTGGCAGCAATGGACCGAAATTAGCCCGCTGGGTCTTGTTGAACCCGCCATTGCAGAAAATCTTCTCGAAGTTGCCCAAGATGCGGATATAGAGGGCAAAGATTACTCTCCATACGGAGAGCAAGGTGGGGCCTCATCCTAACAAATTAGGTTTAAAGAGCACTAAGGACAAATTCATGAAAAATTTTCCCGATTCCGCGAGCCAAGCTGAAATCTCTAGTTGGAAGAGATGGGCAGAAAAAGCTCCCGCTCCAGCAAAGGTGTCAGAACTAGCCCCTGGCTTGGCACAAGCCGCTTGGGAAAGCATTCCTGGTCCTCTTCCGTCCCCGTATAAATCGTGCGGTTCTTGCCGTAGAATTAGATGACATCTTTAACCCCACCAAGGCGTAGCAAGTCCGCCCAGGTCCCGCCAGTCCCTCCAGTCCTGGACCTAGACCCAGCACCTCAGCCCGAGCCCGAGCCCTCGCCCCCAACCGGCAAGATTTTTCTTGGAGAGGAGGATCGCAGACTTTTAAAAAAGCTCTCAGCCCACCTAACTAAAAAACTGGACCTGGGAGGGAACAGATCGGTTAAAATGTGATATAATAGTAAGGATGTGTAGTATCTCATTCGTTGCTTATGAAACCGGCTCTGATAAAAGCCTATATGGATATTGCGGAGCGATTTGCCGAAGTCTCCGAGTGCCAAAGGCTAAAAGTCGGGGCGATTGTGGTTAAGAACGGGTCGATATTAGCCCATGGGTGGAATGGTACCCCCAGCGGATTTAAAACTAATGTATGTGAGATGGAGGATGGCTCCACCTCTCCTTTTGTTCTTCACGCTGAGCAGAACATTCTTGTGAAGATGGCCAAGTCTACAGAATCGATTGAGGGGGCGGAGCTTTTTTGCACTCACTCCCCATGCCCAGAATGCTCAAAGCTTTTGGCGCAGAGCGGGGTGAAGAAGGTATATTTTAAATATGAGTACCGCATTACAGACGGTATAGATATTCTCAAAGAGCTCGGTGTAGAGGTAGAAAAAGTTCCATGAGTTTAAACTCTGATCAAGAAAAAAAGTCTTTAAAGAACTCTTTAAAGGACACTGCTAACCCACTCGAGGTTCTTGAGTGTTTGGAGCGGGTTCTTAAGCACAGAACTCCTTTTGCTCTTTATGTTGCTACGGCGGATAGGAGTAATTGCTCCTGGATTTTTGATCATCACACCATACATAGAA